CCTATGATGGCATCTGAAATAGTATTTCCTCCTACTGCGATAGTTAGCTTACCATGGTCATACATACGGATGTCTGTATTAGCAGGTAAGTTGCCTGCACGAGTATATAACTCATTCACGGGTATAAGATTAGGCTTACACTCGATCCAATGATCAAAACTATTAGAGGGCTTCTCAGCACATGAAAACTGTGAGTTTAACATGGTACGCTTGTTGTCAAATGGTGGATCTGCTGAATTATATTGAGTTCCTAGAGCGACATATCCTAAGCCAGCGGCGTTAGAATAATCTGATCCTTCAGAAACAAATTCAGCAACCATACCTAGTATTCGATAACAGGTGTATTGATTTGCTATGGGGGAAGCCCAGGGGAAAGTTTCGTTCATTCCTGGGTTAATTACATATGTGGTGGTGGCAAAAGGTAAAGTATTTGAGTAGACATCACCGAGATACTCCCTGTGTGGAATTCGGCAAGTTTCTCCATGATCATGCATGTAAGGGACAGTGGCTCCTAATTTTCCTTTGGTCTTAATAGCTAACAAACTATTACTCTCAGGCATCACTTGTTGGCTCAAACTAGGCTCGTCTAATTCATAATCTCCCATACCAAGAACAACAGGGGCTAAGTGCTTGATAGCTTCGGCTCCGGAATCAATTAGATCCTCCCACCATGCTTGTTCTCGCATTTTCTTCTTAGGGACTGTTTTCTCTTTCTTAGATGATAGATTCTGATTAAGATTTCGTTTCGGTTGAGGCACAGGTGTGCTTTTGAGTGCTGGTTTATTAGCTGTTTTAACCGCTGGTCGGTTCGGAGGTGGTGTGACGCTCTTGACAGCTTGTTTCTTTGGTTGTTGTTTGGGGGCATTTGGTGAAGTATTCATTTAATAAAATTTTCGCTATCCTGCTCACCAACTGGCAGGGTAGGACGCGCTATAATCCAACTAAGGCTTGCTAGGTGTGGTAGTGGTGGTTGAAGTAGTTGATGTAGATTTAGGAACTA